TAAAGAAATAAATACTGTTAAATGTTTAAATTAAATTAATAGATTAATTTAATTCAATTCTTCAAAATTTTTTTCTTTGTCTAAAATATAAAAATGGGAGGAGGTTTAATGCAACTCGTAGCTTATGGCGCACAAGATATTTACCTTACCGGTAACCCACAAATCACCTTCTTTAAGGTAGTATACAGAAGACACACCAACTTCGCAATGGAAGCTATTCCACAAACATTCGACGGATCCGCCGATTACGGAAAGAGAGTATCATGCACTATTCCAAGAAATGGTGATCTCGTAGGAAGATGCTACCTTCGTGTTAAAATGGCTGCATTTGGTGCAGTTGATAGTGATGTTAGAAGACTTGTTAAGAACTGTGAACTTGAAATTGGAGGACAAAGAATCGACAAACAATACTACTTATGGCAAGCAGCATGGCAATCACTTACATACAGTCAATCACAAAAAGAAGCAATGTCAATTATGTCTGTATCCACAGCCGCTTTAGATTACTACTACTTACCACTTGACTTTTTCTTCTGCAGACACGCTGGACTTGCCCTTCCCCTTATTGCACTTCAATACCACGAAGTTAAAGTTATTGTTGAATTAGCTAGTGCAGTTACAGATCTCAAAATCAACAGTAATGTAGCTACTGTTGTTACTGGTGGTGCTATAAGTTCTTGCGAACTTCTTGTAGATTACTTCTACCTTGATACTGATGAAAGAAGAAGATTTGCCCAAGTATCTCACGAATATCTTATTGAACAAGTTCAACATACTGGTGTTGAAACAATGACAGCAGCTGGAAGCAATAATGTAACACTTAACTTTAACCACCCAGTTAAAGAACTTGTATGGTGTCTTGATGCTGCAGGAAATGGAAATGCAACTACTGCATCATACTTCAGTACAGCTAAACTTCAACTCAATGGACACGATAGATTCAGAGAATTAGATGGAGATTACTTTATGCACGTACAAGCATTCCAACATCATACTGGACCCGCAGGTTCAGCTCCAGGAACAGGAGTTGTACGTGCAGCAGGAGCAGGTAAAAGAACTAATGCAGATACTGGATACTATAGTTACTCATTCGCTATCAAACCAGAAGAACATCAACCATCTGGAACATGCAACTTCAGTAGAATCGATAACGCTACACTTCAACTTACTCATGCAGGTACAGCAACTGATCTCTGGGTATTCGCCCACGGATACAACGTACTCCGTGTAATGAGCGGTATGGGTGGTCTCGCATACAGCAACTAGATTGTTTGTAATTACTATTAAAATATTCACTATAACATAACTGAGTTATGTTAATTATTTGATTTTAAAAATAAATCTGTTTACAATAGTAAGCAAATTTTCTGTTTATTAAATATAATTATTATAAGGCATTTATCAAATTAAATTAATAGATTAATTTAATTCAATTCTTCAAAATTTTTTTCTTTGTCTAAAATATAAAAATGGGAGGAGGTTTAATGCAACTCGTAGCTTATGGAGCACAAGATATTTACCTTACCGGTAACCCACAAATCACCTTTTTCAAGGTTGTATACAGAAGACACACCAACTTCGCAATGGAAGCTATTCCACAAACATTCGACGGATCCGCCGGATATGGAAAGAGAGTATCATGCACTATTCCAAGAAATGGTGATCTCGTAGGAAGATGCTACCTTCGTGTTAAAGTAGGAACTGGATTTGCAGCAGTAGGAGCTGATGTAAGAAGACTTATTAAGAACTGTGAACTTGAAATTGGAGGACAAAGAATTGACAAACAATACTTCGAATGGCAAGCAGCATGGCAATCACTTACATACGGTCAAGCACAAAAAGATGCTATGCAAATAATGGCAGTAGGAACTGAAACCGATAATGAATATTATTATCTTCCATTAGATTTCTTCTTCTGTAGACACGCTGGACTTGCACTTCCACTTATTGCTCTTCAATACCACGAAGTCAAGGTCATAGTAGAACTTGCAGCTGCTGTTGCAAACCTCGAACATAATGGTGCAACCACAGCTATGGCAGAAGCTACAATTAGTTCTTGCGAACTTTTAGTAGATTACTTCTACCTTGACACTGATGAAAGAAGAAGATTCGCCCAAGTATCTCATGAATATCTTATTGAACAAGTACAACATACTGGAACAGAAACTGTTGTTGTAGGAAGCAACAATGTTACACTTAACTTTAACCACCCAGTTAAAGAACTCGTATGGATGTTAACTGGTGCCAATGCAACTGTATCACATATAACACTAGCTAAACTTCAACTCAATGGTCATGATAGATTCAGAGAATTAGATGGAGATTACTTCATGCATGTACAAAGATTCCAACATCATACTGGACCAGTTGGTTCAGGAAACGGAGCTGCAGCTAAACGTGCAGTATTAACTGGTACAAATGTTACACAAGATACAGGATATTACTGCTACTCATTCGCTATCCGTCCAGAAGAACATCAACCATCTGGAACATGTAACTTCAGTAGAATTGACAACGCTACACTTCAACTTACTGTTGCTGGTGCTGGTACAGCTAAAACACTCTGGGTATTCGCCCACGGATACAACGTACTCCGTGTAATGAGCGGTATGGGTGGTCTCGCATACAGCAACTAGATTGTTTGTAATAACTATAAAATATTCACTATAACATAAGTCAGTTATGTTAACTATTTGATTTTTAAAATAAATCTGTTTACAATAGTAAGCAAATTTTCTGTTTATTAAATATTAATCTAATTAATTTTAATGCTATTTTAATATTATAAGGCAATCATTATATTAATTTTTTTCTTTGTATAAACTATAAAAATGGGAGGAGGTTTAATGCAACTCGTAGCCTATGGTGCTCAAGATATATATCTTACTGGTAACCCACAAATCACCTTTTTCAAGGTTGTATATAGAAGACACACCAACTTCGCAATGGAAGCTATTCCACAATCATTCAGCGGTGAAGTTAACTATGGAAAGAAAGTATCATGCACAATTCCAAGAAACGGTGATCTTGTAGGAAGATGCTACCTTCGTCTTAAAATGGCTGCATTCACTGGAGGAGTTAATGGTGATGTAAGAAGAATCATAAAAAACTGTGAACTTGAAATAGGAGGACAAAGAATAGATAAACAATACTATGAATGGCAAGCTGCATGGCAATCACTTACATATAGTCAAGCCCAAAAAGATGCTATGTCAATTGTTTCGGTAGGAACTGGAACTGCTAATGATTATTATTATCTTCCACTTGATTTCTTTTTCTGCAGACACGCAGGTCTCGCTCTTCCACTTATTGCCCTTCAATACCATGAAGTTAAAATCACATTAGAACTTGCAGCTGGTGTTGGAAATCTTTCCAAAAATGGTGCTCTTCAAACTGCTGTAACTGATGGAGATATAAGTTCAGGAGAACTTCTTGTAGATTACTTCTACCTTGATACTGATGAAAGAAGAAGATTTGCTCAAGTATCCCACGAATATCTCATCGAACAAGTACAACATACAGGAACTGTATCACTTGCAGTTGGAACTTCAACAACTAAAAATGTAAAACTTAACTTCAATCATCCAGTTAAGGAACTTATATGGTCTATTGATGCAAAAACAGGAACTGATTTAGCATATGTAAATACTGCTAAACTCCAACTTAATGGACACGATAGATTCAAAGAACTTGATGGAGATTACTTCATGCATGTACAAAGATTACAACATCATACTGGACCTGTTGGAAGTATGAGTGGTGCAAGTGCAGCACGTGCTCGTACTTGTGGAGTACAAACATTAGGTGATACAGGATATTACTGCTATTCATTCGCTATCAGACCAGAAGAACATCAACCATCTGGAACTTGCAATTTCAGTAGAATTGATAACGCAACACTTCAATTAACATATACTGTTGCTGGTGCAGCACGTAATCTTTGGGTATTCGCCCACGGATACAACGTACTCCGTGTAATGAGCGGTATGGGTGGTCTTGCATACAGCAACTAGATTGTTTGTAATTACTACAAAATATATTCACTATAACATTATAAGTAATTGTGTTAACTATAAATTTTAAAATAAATCTGTTTACAAATAGTAAGCAAATTTTCTGTTTATTAAATTAAATTGGTAATATTATTAATAAGGTAATTGGAAAATATTTTCTTTGTATAAACTATAAAAATGGGAGGAGGTTTAATGCAACTCGTAGCTTATGGAGCTCAAGATATATATCTTACTGGTAACCCACAAATAACCTTTTTCAAGGTTGTATATAGAAGACACACCAACTTCGCAATGGAAGCCATTCCACAAACATTCAATGGTTCTGCTGATTTTGGAAAGAAAGTATCATGCACTATCCCAAGAAATGGTGATCTTGTAGGAAGATGCTACCTTCGTGTAAAATTATCAACAGCAATGACAGCAGCAAATAGTGATATGAGAAGACTTATCAAGAACTGCGAACTTGAAATCGGAGGACAAAGAATAGACAAACAATATTATGAATGGCAAGCAGCTTGGCAATCACTTACATATAGTCAATCACAAAAAGATTCCATGGGAGTAGTAGCTCAATCATCTGCCGCAGCAGATTACTTCTATCTTCCACTTGATTTCTTCTTCTGTAGACATGCGGGTCTTGCTCTTCCACTTATTGCTCTTCAATATCACGAAGTTAAGGTTGTTGTAGAATTAGCCGCATTAACTGGTGTAAAAAATAATTCAACTTTATCTAATGGAGCAGGTGGTGTAATGTCATCTTGTGAACTTCTCGTCGATTATTTCTATCTTGATACTGATGAAAGAAGAAGATTCGCTCAAGTATCTCACGAATATCTTATTGAACAAGTTCAACATACTGGAACAAACACACTTGTTTCTGGAAGCAACAATGTAAAACTTAACTTTAATCATCCAGTTAAAGAACTTGTATGGTTATTAACAGGTGCTGATGGAAGTGTATCATATGTTTCAGAAGCAAAACTTCAACTTAATGGACACGATAGATTCAAGGCACTTGATGGAGATTACTTTATGCATGTTCAAAGACTCCAACATCATACTGGACCAGTTGGAAGTATGGTTGGTTCAGGTGCTAAACGTGCACGTGAATGTGGAATAAATACATTAGCTGATACAGGATATTACTGCTATTCATTCGCTATTAGACCAGAAGAACATCAACCATCAGGAACTTGCAATTTCAGTAGAATTGATAATGCCACACTTCAAGTAACATGGGCTGGTAGTGGTACCGCTAAAACACTCTGGGTATTCGCCCACGGATACAACGTACTCCGTGTAATGAGTGGTATGGGTGGTCTTGCATACAGCAACTAGATTATTCGAATTTTAAAAATTAAAGTTTAAAGTTTATGTTTATGTTTATGTTTATATAAGGCATTAGAATTTTAATACAAAATTATATTTTTAATACAAAAATATAATTTATAAATCTAATTTTAAATATTTGGTAAAAACCTAAATTATTTTTAATTAATTTAATTAATTTAATTAATTTATCACAATACTTAAAAAAATAAACTTGGATTAAAACATCTATGAACAATGTTTTGACTTCGATTAATAGTCGTTTGTCAAATGCTAAGACATTGATTAGATACTTTCCAATAGTTCTAAAAGAAGCAATGGGTATTCATGTATTAGACATGAATAAAAAAAAATATATTGATTGTATATCTGCTGCAGGGTCTTTACCTTTTGGTCATAATCACTTTATTGCAAGTAATGCAATACAAGAATTTATTAATAGACAATTGCCAGTTCAAACTATGGATATTGCAACAGAAGTTCAATATGATTTTTTGAATACATTATATAAGTTTTTACCACACGAATTCTCAAGGGATGCAAAAATTCAAATGTGTTCGCCATCAGGAGGAGATGCAGTTGATGCTGCAATTAAATTAGCAAAAGTTGCTACTGGAAGAAGTCCAATAATTGCATTTTATGGTGGATATCATGGTCAAGGATATGCTTCATCAAGCATCAGTGGTAAATTACGAAGCAAATACACATACAGTGGAATGTCTGATGTGCATTTCTTACCATATCCTAATGCATATCGATGTCCTTTTCAGATAGGTGCAGAAGGACACAAAAACATAAGCGATTATATAGAATGTTTATTAAAAAATCCTCAATCTGGTATATCCAAACCAGCCGCAGTAATATTTGAAGCAGTTCAAGGAGAGGGTGGGGTTAATATAGCACCAAATGAATGGATACGCAATTTAAGAAAAGTAACAAAAGAATTAGATATTCCACTTATTGCGGATGAGGTACAAACAGGTTTTTGTCGTACAGGAAAAAAGTTTGCTTTTGAACACGCTGGTATAACACCAGATATTGTTTGTGTTGCAAAAGCAATCGGTGGATCAATGCCTTTAGCAGCAATTATTCATAACTCAAAGTTAGATAAATGGAATGAATATCAACACGCAGGAACATGGAGGGGAAATCAAATGGGATTTTTGCTTGGAATGAGAACTATGGAATATATGGAAAAAGAAAAATTATGGGAAAAATCACATACACTTGGAGACAAATTTATTGAAGATATGAAAACTATACAACACGATTATCCATTTATAGGAGATGTAAGAGGTAAAGGTTTGATATTTGCACTAGAGATGGTTAAACCCAACTCAAAAAAGGACAAAATAGGTTCTTTACCACCAAATATAAATATAGCTAAAAAATTTCAAGAAAAATGCTTGGATAATGGTCTTCTAATACTTAGAGGTGGTCCATATGGAAATGTTATACGAATAATCCCACCATTGACTATAACAAACGATGAAATAGACGAGGTTCTTCATATAATAAAAAAATCATTGAGAGAAATAGATTCAATTAAATGAATATCACACAAATAAAATTAATAAATACTTATAATATTTAATTTAATTATTATATATATAAATTTCTAAAAAAAATGAGAAATTTTATCTTTGTATAAACTATAAAAATGGGAGGAGGTTTAATGCAACTCGTAGCCTATGGTGCTCAAGATATATATCTTACTGGTAACCCACAAATTACTTTCTTTAAGGTAGTATATAGAAGACATACAAACTTCGCGATGGAAACTATTCCACAAACATTCAGTGGATCTGCTGACTTCAGCAAAAAAGTATCTTGCACTATTCCACGTAATGGTGATCTTGTAGGAAGATGTTATCTTCGTGTCAAACTTAGTACAACTGCTATATGGAGCAGAATTGATATGAGAAGACTTATTAAGAATTGTGAACTTGAAATTGGAGGACAAAGAATTGATAAGCAATATTATCAATGGCAAGCTTGTTGGCAACAATTATCATATGGACAATCTGCCAAAGAATCATTAAAGGTACTTACAGAAACTGCTGGACTTCAGTTTTCTAGTAATATTGAACAAAATACATCATCGGGTACTAATAGTAATCTTGCAGGTCTTTCAAGCAGTGTTACTAAAAATGATTATTACTATCTTCCACTTGACTTTTTCTTCTGTAGACATGCAGGTCTTGCTCTTCCACTTATCGCACTTCAATACCACGAAGTCAAAGTAACCGTTGAACTCGATAGTGCAGCAAATGTAAGACAAAATGCAGTAAGTCCATATATTGTATGGTCTAATACAACCGGTGGTGGAGCAGCATCAACATTAACACCATCTTCAGGAGGAGATAACTCTGGTTTATCCGCAATTAGAAATTTAACAACTGGAACTGGAGGCCATTGTTCCGGAAATATGGCTAACTCAAGTGTACAATCTGTAGCAACTAATTATATGACAGTAAGTGAAATATACACTGATGCCGCAATTGGTTCAGTCGAACTTCTTGTAGATTACTATTATCTCGATACTGATGAAAGAAGAAGATTCGCTCAAGTTTCTCACGAATATCTTATTGAACAAGTCCAACATACAGGAACAGTATCTCTTGCAGTAGGTTCAAGCGCAACAAAGAATGTCAAACTTAACTTCAACCATCCAGTTAAAGAACTTGTATGGAGAATTGAAGATGCATCTGATACAAACTTAGCATACGTAAATACCGCAAAACTCCAACTCAATGGACACGACAGATTCAGAGCACTTGATGGAGATTACTTCTTAAATGTTCAATCATTACAACATCATACTGGTGTTAGTGGTGTTCTTTTAGGTTCAGCCGCATCAAGAGCACGTGCTTGTGGTGATTACAATACTGGTGGTGGTGGTGTATACTCTTACTCATTCGCTATCAAACCAGAAGAACATCAACCATCTGGAACTTGCAATTTCAGTAGAATTGACAACGCTACACTTCAATTAACATACACTGTCGCTGGTTCAGCACGTAATCTTTGGGTATTCGCCCACGGATACAACGTACTCCGTGTAATGAGCGGTATGGGTGGTCTCGCATACAGCAACTAGAAAAACAAATAAACAAAAACAAATAAATAAAACAAATAAACAAAAACAAATAAACAAAACAAATAAACAAATAAACAAAAACAAATAAACAAGTAAACAAACAAGTTAAATAAATAATAAATAATTCACTATAAATTTTTTGAAAATTTAATACTATACATTAATGTATTAACTTTTTTATCTATGGCAATAATATAAAATGAAAGGAAAAAGTTTAGATATTCAAACAGGACTTCTTTTAGTTCTTATTGGTCTTGCAATTGTATACCTTATTTTAAATTCAAGGGAACAAGAAGAAAAACAACAAAAAGAAAAATTTCGTGCTAGACGATTAAAGAGAAATGAAAGATTCCACAATCCACAATCGGATTCAAAAATGGTTATGTTTTATGTAGATTGGTGTCCACATTGTCAAAAAGCAAAACCAATTTGGAAAAAACTTGGAGATAAACTCTCTAACAAACTCCCAAAACTTAAATTAGAAATGGTAAACGGCGAAGAAAATAGAAAGCTTGCTGAAAAATATGAAATTCAATACTTCCCAACAATTCTTTATATTAACGGAGATTCAGTCGTAGAATATGAAGGTGAAAGAGAATTAGAACCACTTACTAATTTTGCTGTATCACAATCCTAAATAAAACAAGTTTCGAATCAATAAATTTACTTTAATCAAAATACTTATAAAGTAACGTAAAGTGTAATATAATATTAAAGTAATATGTCTAGACCATCAACACCGATTGATACTGGTAATAGATATATTTTATGTAAAGTATTAAATGATGGAAATTATGTATGGGCAGTTACTATCCATACAGAACGTGAAACTCTAGAATATTATGCAAAACGCTATTTACACAATAGTAAATACGGTTATATGATATTAGAATTCCCTACTAAAATCGCAGAAAATATTATTTTTGATGATAGATTGTGTAATATCTTGAAATTTGAAAAACTGTTCGGAAAATGGAAATCTGAAAGTATTCAATAGTATAAGAATTTGATAAATCAATCACATTTTGAAGTTTCGTTTTTATGTCTAACCCTTTTAATAAGATGCCCCATTAACTTAATATCATCATACATTATAATGTGTGCAGCAATAAAATATAATATTGTTGCAAATGTCATACTTTCAATTGTTATTATATAATAATAATGATATAACCAATTGATTGTAAAACATATAACATATACGCAAAAACTTAATAATGCGGTTGTATTTAGTAATTTATCATTTTGTGTTATATATCTAAGTCCTAGATAACCATTAACAGAAAAGGATATTGTACTCAGAGCACCATATATAATTAACATTCGAACTATATTAGGTTGGGTGTAGTCATTTATAATATTTATTATTCCAAATATTGTAACAAAACCGTGATGAAGTTTTGTTGTCATAGGAAGTCCAGGAACCAATAATAAACTAATAAAATCTGTTAATGAATAAATAGTTCCCAAAATATGAAGACTTGCATTATTCCATTTGTTATACATAAATATATCTTTTAATATAAGAAGTGTTCCCGGTGTCATTAAAAATAAAGTATTGCTTTTTAACAAATTTTTTATGACATATCTTTTTTTGTATGTTGATAGTGATTTATATGGACCAATTTTATTCATAACAAATTCAACAGTTTTAAATACTGATGTAAAGTATCCGACATAAAAAATGATTACTATAAATAATGGTGGTAATGGAATTATATAGTCATTAAACATAATAAATTATTAATTTATACATTAATACTTTAAATAAGTAAACATACTATGAAAATCATAATATTTATAACTAATTATTAGGATTTATATTCAATATATCATTTATTTTATTCTGTAAATTATGATTTTGTTCAATCAAATTATTATAATTTAATTGCATATTTTGCAAAATATTGGAAAAATATTTATTGTTATTCAAATTGGAATTTGTATTATTCAAATTGTTATTCATTTCATTATTCATTTCATTATTCATTTCATTATTCATTTCATTATTCATTTCATTATTCATTTCATTATTCATTTTATTATTCGTTACAGTATTCATTTCATTATTCATTTCATTATTCATTTCATTATTCATTTCATTATTCGTTTCATTATTCGTTTCAGTATTCGTTTCAGTATTCGTTTCAGTATTCGTTTCAGTATTCGTTTTACCTTTTAAATTGATTTTTTGTGTATTACTTAGTGATATTTTATAATGTAATGAACATAAACCATTTTTATATGTAGATTTCTTGCAATTATTACCTTTTTGGGTTTTATTTTTACAATAATAACTAATCATTTTAGAATCGTTTTTTCCTACTGATACATAAAATATTTTTTTATCAATAGACTTTCTACAATATGGACATTGATAAGACCGTGAAACATCAATTGATTTCATCAAACAATCTTTATGAAATATATGATTACATTTCAAATTAATTGTATTTTCAGTTCCCATTATATCCATACATATCATACAATCATCTAAATTATCTAAATTATCTAAATTATCTAAATTATCTAAATTATCTAAATTATCTAAATTTTTTTCATTCTTGTTTTCAATATTAATATCCTCATTACAAGGCATTTATATCTTTATATATTCTAACTTTTATATATTAAAATAATTTAAATTTTTTCATAATCATCGGAATCATAATCGTGTTGGTCAACTACAACGATATCATCGTCTATATTTTCTTCTCTTTCTTTAGTTACTTCACTTACTTCACTTACTTCACTTGTTTGTGTTTCTTCAGTTTCTTCATCTAATTCTATATTTATTTCATTTTCGTCACTCACGTTATCAGTATCAATCGATTCTGATTCTGAATCTATTTTTTCGTCTAGTTCAATTATATCTGATTCATCGATTGAATAATTATCATTTTCATTATATAATTGATGTATTTTATCATTATATTTTTGTATATGATGTATACAATAAGAATCTAATTTTTTAATTGCGTCATTTGTTGCATTGGTAATATGTGAATGTTTATTAAGTCGCTCTTCATATTCATCAAAATATTTTAAATCACACTTATTAATACTGTCTCCATAAAAAATTTTTGAATATTTTGGATCACATTTAGGTACATTTAAATAATCCTCACATTCATAATCATTACCATAATTATTTTCATTACCATAATTATAATCATTACCATAATTATAATCATTACCATAATTATAATCATTACCATAATTATTTTCATTATCTTTTGAGGTCAAATTTCTAAGATTTTCATAATCATTTAATTTATATTCTTTTAATTCGCATTGTTGTGATTCATATTCTCTAGATTCATATATTTTTGAGTCATATATTTTTGAGTCATAATCTTCATTTAAAACTTCATCTTTATAAATTTTATCCAATTTATTGCTATTTAAACTTCTATTATTTGCATATTCATATATATTGTCATATTGTGTCGATTCATTAACCTTTGTAATATTTTCTGTAAGGTCTCTGAAATATGAACTATTTTTATAATGCCATACATTATTTACACATTTAAGATTATATTTACTAATAACATATGATGGTAATTCCAAATATATATTATATTTATCTATATTAACTCTAGTATATCTTATTTTGAAATATTTGCATATACCTCCTTGATAATTTAAAATTTGTGTAAGATATGGAAGTATATTATCAATATCATCTGTTTTAAACCATAAAAATCCTGGATATCCTTTTGAAACAGCTTCAGACATTGCTAAGGATACATTTATTTTGCAAAGTTGTTTTATTAATGATTTATTTTGATTTGCTTCAAGATTGTGACAAAATTTACCTCTGTTAAGTTTGCATGTAAGACCGAGACTTTTTAATTCTCTTAAGTCATTGTCAATTATTTTGTTTTCTGCAGGTTCATTTGAAATTTCTTCAAATGTATCCATTAAATTTTGCATTGTTTTACTGTTTTCTACATAATTCGTTACAACAGTTTCACATTTGTTATATTTAGTTTTACCAAAACTTTTAATCTTTTTAAATAATTTAGAAAGTACTTTTTTGGTTCTGTATAAATTAGATCTCTTTTTAACTTTTGAAATTTTCGAAACCTGATTCCTAAAACGACTGTTTTTAGCCATTTCTGTAATTTAAACTTAGATTTTAAATATAATTTAAACACATGGGTAATATATGTTTTTGCTATAAAAACTATTTAACTAAAGAAGAAATAGAAAAAGAAAAAGAACTTGATAATAGAGCATTTAAGGAAATTCTAAAGAAAATTTCCGAAAGAAATAATGATAATGATAATGATAATGATAATGACAATTCGTGTAGTAGCAATAGTAGCACACATGATATTTACGATAGTACAGAATCATTATGTGCGTGTTGTAATGACAAAATGACATCTACTATTGAGTTAGATGATTCAAATAATTCAATAGAACTTATACATCCATTACAATATAATTCATTATTTAATGAAAAATTAAATTCTATTGACGAAAATAATATAGATGAAAAACAAATTAAAAGATTAACAGAATCAAATATAACCCAATCTTCAAATGGAAGTAATTCGTATATATTTGCTAATTTCGATGATTATACATATGATATATCTATTGATATAAAAAAAAATAATTAAATATTATTCTACTTTATTTATTAGACTTTATTTATTAGACTTTATTTATTCTACTTTACTTTTTTAGGTTTTCCTAACTTGTTTCGTTCACTATAATTAATATCGATATCTAGTTCTTTGATAGCATTGGATATTCGATTTATATCAAGATATGGTAAAATTGGAGTACACTCCCATAACCATCTTTTACCAACATAATCTAGTTTAAAATTTATAGGAAACATATCAATAATAAGCGACAATTCCGTTGTTAATGTAGCAATTTCTTTAGGAAGTATATTGGAACTTCCTGGAGGTAAAACTGCTGTTAATTGAACAAGAGGTTTAATTGGTTTATCCTTACCAAAGTTTTCTGTCGATATTGTAGTCATTCCAAGATGTTCATCAAGCGTTGAAATAAGCGGTGAGTGAATATACTTATACATCCATAACCAAGAAGGACAATTTCCAGTATAATAACATAGGTTCCAAATTAAACCATCAATATAATTTTGACAAATTTCATTAATTGAACCAGTAAAATAACTATTAATCGATGCCATTCGGAAATTTGTGTAGTAATATCTATGTTTATATCCTGGTTCTGCAAATTTAACATTGTCAGGATATTTTCCACATACAATATTCATCGCTTCTATTTTTTGTTTTACAATATCTTCAGGTTTATCGGAAGCAGCCGATGGTTTGGACATATATTTTTTATTTCCATATATTTTAAGCAAATCTGTTTCTTCTCTTTTAGACAATTTTCTTATCAAAATACCCAGAGTAGTTTTAGATAATTTATATGGATATTTAAATTCACCTAAATTTCCAGAACTCCCAGCATCAATTACAATATTTTTTCTATTTTCTCTAAACATTTGATAGTATTCATTTAAGAGTATTTCAATTCCACCATTTGATATTTTAAGTGAGGGTATTCCAGGAAGGAAATCATTTCCTAATAGAAATGATAGAACAACAAAATCAATAATAACGTATTTTTCATCAAATACATTATCACCAATTCCAATAACAAATTCGTTACAAATCCTTTCTTTCAGAAGGTTAATATTAAGGTAATGATATGGACTATCATTACAAGGTATTTTATAAAATTGTTGTGTTTCTCGAATAAGAAACATATTTTTATTTTCAATTAAAAGAGTCAGCATAATCAAATCAGCATCTAGTCCATAAACACAATGATTTTTATCTTCATATGGTGCGTTTCTAATATACTCCATTATTTTATGTTCACCTTCACCTGGAACAGTTGAATCAGATAGAATAACATTTTTAGCACTAATATATTGTTTATGTTTTTTAAAATATTTGAGGAGTTCAGTATTTAATTTCAACATAAAATTTGTTCCAGGAGTAATTGCGTTAGAATCCCACGAATGAACTTCACTGACATCAAGCGAACGACGAATTTCATTTTCCATATTTTTAACTTTAATTGATTTAAATCGTCGAAGACGTTGTTGTGATATTTTTGCTAAAGGAGCAACACCATCAATTGCCATATATACTAAATCAGTTGGTTTTACAACATTTATTATTTTCATAGTATAATTACATATACGTTCAATCATTTCATTTTCATCTTTTGTTGGAGGACCAAAATCACTTGAATGACAACACGGATGAATAAGACAATTCATATCTAAATACAATGAATTCATCTTGATACTTTTATCAAAATAAATAATTTCATTATGTTTATCAGTAATCCATTTGAAGAACTTGGGAATACCCATATTATAAAGTTTAATATAGTATTACACAAATCTTTATACAATATCAATTTTAATTTTTTATTATATTTATCATATTATATTTATCATATTGTATTTATCATATTGTATTTATCATATTGTATTTATCATATTGTATTTATCATATTTATAAAATAAATATATTGATTATATATAAATGAAAAACGTCGAGAATGTAAAACGTTTAGAAACTAAATTACAAAAAACAAAAAGTAAAAAAAACGAAGCACGTAATTTAAGAGATAAAGCAGAAAGTATCCGTGTCGAAGCAGCAAAAAAACTTGAAATGTTACATCAAAATTTAAGAATGGCACGTGCGGCAAAATGTTTCAAACGTTCCTCGGTTAACAAAGGAAAAATTACTGAAGTTCTTAATTTATTAAGAAAAGGAAGACAATATAATAGAGAAGCAATATTTTTATTATATAAAATGCAAAACTTACGTTCAAAAAAAGTAGATAACAAAAAATAGATAACTAAATTTTTATAAGTATACAATAGATTATAATTATAATCTATAGTATTATTAACAATGAGTTGTAAATCCGGAAATGATGGTAATATTGTTTTTGGTGGTAAGATTTTATTAGCAAAAGAATATTTAAAAAAAACAGGTGAACCTACTATAAATCCAGTTGGATGGTGGGCATCAGAAAAATACGACGGATATCGCGCAATATGGAATGGTAATCATTTTGTATCGAGAAGTGGAAAAAAATTTAATGTTCCAGAATGGTTTTCTGCATTAATGCCTCCTGATGTTTCTTTAGATGGTGAATTTTGGATAGGAAGAGGTTGTTTTGAAGAATGTGGTATATTTAGAAGGAAACAACCAATTACAGAAGAATGGATTGGGAAAAAAGTTTTATATAAAGTATTTGATATACCTAACTCATCAAAAAATTTTGAAGAAAGACTCGATGATTTGAAAAGAATAATTTCTTCGCGATGTGATTGTATGGTAGAATTAGAACTTCCAGAAGGTATAGTTACAGTACGATGTCCATTAGAAATCACAAGACATGTTAAAATAGTAAATGAAGAACATCTAGACGAGATGTTTAAAGACGTTGTTTCAGAAGGGGGTGAAGGATTAATGATTAGACAACCTAGAAGTTTATATGAAGGAAAACGTTCAAAAACACTATTAAAAATGAAGGTAGCATTTGATACAGAATGTATAATTACAGGATATAATCCTGGAACTGGAAAATATGATGGTAAAT